CGTCGCGCCGTTGACCGTTGGCGCGTTCGCGCCGAGGCCCGCGTCGGCCGTCACGTCGGTGTACGCGGTCGTCGTGTTATCGGCGAGCGTCGCGAGCAATTTCAATTGTGACGACCCCACGGGCGATCGATAGATCTTGCGCGAGGTCACGAGCGACCCGCCGAGCGGAATCGCCGTCAACGGGATCGTTCGCAGGGTCGCCGTGTTGACCGTCGGCGGGGCCGCGCCGAGCGCGCCGTTCAACGTCGTATCGTCGTACGTCGTCGTCGAGTTATTCGCGATCGTCGCGAGGAATCGCAACCCCGGGCCCCCTGAGCGGCGATAGAGGTTGCGCGCCGTCACGGCGTCGCGGTCGACGCCGGTCGCGGTCGGGATCGCCGTGAGATGCACGACGCACGTATACACAAGGGCCGTGTTCGCCGTCGGGGCAACCGCGCCGAGACTCGCGTCGGGTGTGGTATCGGTTAGATTACCGCTCGCGTTCCCACTCAGGGTCGCGACGAATTTGAACGGGGACGCCGTGCCCGCGGGTGTGCGATAGAGCTTGCGCGCGGTCGTACCAGACGGCCCCGTCGGGATCGAGACGGGAATCGACCAGTTGCCCGGGAGTTGATTACCCGCGGTGTTGCTCGGCGGCCCGACTTGCCCCCCCGAACTGTACTGACTGCCCCCGGGCATGTTGACGATCGACGTCGTCGTGTTGTCGCCGACGGCGAACAAATAAATGTTTCCCGTCGGCGTCGTGCCGTTCACCTGGATTCGGTACACATAGCGGTCGATGGTCCCGAGCGGGCCGATCGGGATATTCGAGATGTTGATTTGATTCGCGCCAAATGGTTTCGTGATCACGACCGTACCCAACGGGCCGATCGTTGTTTCGCCCGCGGCCGATTTGAACGTGACGCCGACTTGCACATGATCGCCGGGTGCCCACGCGCCCGATCCCGACGCCTCGGTTAACGTCGGGGCCGTTGTCGGCGACAGAATGGGCCCCGGCGGCGGCGGCGTAAAGAGCGCCGCCGATCCGAGCGTCGTCTCGCCGTACGCGTTGACCGCGGTTACGGCGTATTGATGTGTCCCGGCATCGACGCCGCCCGAGGCGACGGTCGACGGCGTGCCGATCGAAGGGGCCGCGGGCGGGGCCGCGGTCGATACACTCGTCGTGATTTGCGATCCGATGGGGCTCGCCGTCGTTTCGCCGTACGGCGTCGCGAACGTCACGGCGTAATCGTGCGACCCGGGATCGGGGCCCGCGCCTGCGCCGATACTCACAGGCGTCGGGCCGACCGTCGGCGGGGCCGTGAGGCCCGTCGCAGCGGTCACACGCGGCCCGGGCGTCGTCTCGCCACTATTCACGACGAACGTCACGGCGTAGTCGTGCGACCCGGGATCGGGGCCTGCGCCCGCAACCGCCGTACCCGGGACGGGCGCGGCCGCGGGCGGGAGGAACACGCCGACATTGACCGAGGCCCTCGGGCCCGGGATCGACTCGCCGACGGCGGTCGTATAGGTCACGGCGTAATCGTGCGTGCCGAGGGTCACGCCTGCGCCGGGCACGACGACGGCGTTTGGCGCGCTCGACGGGGCCGCGCCCGGGCCGACCAGTGACCCGCCGCCGCCGACCACGAGGCCGCCGTACGTGACGCGCTGTTGCCCGACGAGCACGACGCCGCCCGTCGCGAGGTACCACGCGGCCGTGAGAACCGGGATCAAGGTCGCGCCGGGCGCGATCTGTTCGAGGGCGTCCGACCCGCCGAACTCGCCGAGGCAACGCGTCACGACTTGCGAGAGGTCACGCGTCCACACGACGCCGCGCGCCGACGGGTGCAACGTGTTGACGATGGTCGGCGGCGTCACGTTGGCGTTGTCGAAAAAGAGCTCGACGACTTTCGCGTACGAGCAATTCCAATCGCCGCCGACGCGCGTCGTCAATTGCGACAACGCGTCGGGGATCGCGACCTCGGTAAACGTGATCGCGTCGAGGATCACGGCCCCGATATCGGCCGCGACGTCGAGCGTATACCCGGGCATGAACGGCAACAGGGTTGCGGCGATCGCCGCGACGCTCGCATTCGTGAACAACCCCGAGACCTTGCGCCGGTCGAGGCCCCATGTGTAATCGATCGCGCGGGCGTCGTACACCATGTTGGGCGGCGCAGGTTTCCCGAGGTACCGATGCGCGACACTGACGACGGTTCCGCCGAACTCGCGGCGGCCGTTGTTGATCGATCCCAACGTCACGACGACGTCGGCCCCCTCGACGGGGGCGACGCCGTGCGTCGTAAACGCGGCCGTCGTCGGCGTGTGGTTGATCGCGTCGTCGATCGTGGGCGACTTGACGAGGATCCCCGCGCCGCCTTTCGCCGCCGATCCGAACGACTGCCCGTTGATCGTGATGAATGCTTTCGTACTGTGATAGTTCGAGCGTGTCGCGCCCGAGCGGGCGACGCCCGAGAGCGCGAACAATTTCACCTTGACGCCGACGGCGATCGGATAGCCCGAGCGACTCGCGCCCGACCGGGCGACGCCCGAGAGGGCGGGGGTTAATTTCATGTGCCGTACGGCAGGCGCACGCCTTGCCCTCGGAGTAACGCGACTTGCGCGTCGCCGACCACGCGCGCGATCGCCTCGGGCGTGCCGAGCGGTTGCGTGACGTTGATCGTCAGGTACACCGTGGGGCCCGCGGGGGCCGACAACGGCACGCCGCCGAATTGCAGGCCCGCGGCCTCGGACGTGATCGGCACAATCGCCTCGCGGCCGTGCAGCATCACAGGCGTACCCGATCCGAAGTCGCCCGATCCGCCCGTGCCGAACGACGGGATCCGCGGTTGCGCGGACACGCCGGACCCCGCGGCGGGCGTGCCGACGGACGATCCCGGGCCCCACATGCCAACATTCCCTTGCCCGGCGAGTTGATCGTAAAACTTTGAGAGCTCTTGGTTGAACGTCGCGAGGTCGGTCGTGTCCGCGCGGAACGTGCCGCCGAGCGCCATCATGGGCGCGGCGGCGGCGTCGGCGGCCGCGCCCGTTTTCGTGATCGCGATCGCGATCGCGTCTTGGGCGACGGCCTCGTCGTACAGGGTTTTCGTGTACGCGTCGTACAAGACTTGCTCTTGTTTCGCCTGTGAGATCCCCTCGATCTTGTTCGCGTGCAACGCCGCGAGTTTTTGGTTGAGCGTATCGAGGGCGTTCGACTGCAATTTGATCGCGCCGCTCGCGTCGAGGCCCTGCGCGGCGTTGAGTTTCACTTGTGCGTCGAGCTCGGCGAGGATCGCGGCGTTGACCAACCCCATTACTTTAACGTTGTCCTCTTGCGCCTTCTGCCACGCCTTCGCCGTTTTCCCGATTTCTTCCTCGTAAAATTGGATGTACTTTTTCCAAAACGCTTCCTCGTCGTCGTGCGCTTTTTTCGCGGCGTCGGCGTTCGCCTTCTGGTTGACCGTGTTGCGATCCCATGCCCCGCTGTTCTCGTCGATCGCCGCCGTGCCCTCTTTCGTTTTCCCGCGGGTCTTTTCGAGCTCGGCGACGAACCCGTCGATTTGCTCGTTGAGGCCCCCGAGTTTCGTCGACCAGTCTTGTTGCGTGCCCTGCGCGGCCGCGATGTCTTTCGTTAAATTCGCGTACGTGCCTTGCAACCCGACGAGGGCGATTTTCGCGTCGGCGAGACTCGCTTGGAATTGCGGGTTCCACGTCGACGGATCGATCTTCGAGCGGAAGTCGGCGACGGCGATCCCGGTCTGAAGGGCCGCGATCCCGAGGTCGAGGAATCCTTGCGCCGTCTTGTCGACGAACACGCGCAGATCTTGGAACTCGGTTTGAAGGAAATTCGCGGCCTCGACGAGGAACCCGATCCCGCGGGCCGCCGCGATCACGGCCGCCGAGACGAGATCGGTTGCCGTCGCGTTGTCTTTCAATTCGCCCGTGTTCGTGTCGATCTGTTGGTTGACGAGATCGATCGCTTTGAGGACGGTCGCGTTTTGCGTGATCACGCGGCCGATCGACTCCTGTACGTTGTTCCACGTATTCGCGAGTTGTGTCAGGCGGCCCTCGTACGTGCTCGCGGCCGCGGCGGCCTGCCCGCCGAATTTATCGTTAATCGTGTCGAGGACGTACCCGAACCCCTCGGCCTGTACGCGCGTCTCGTCGAACGTGACGCCCGTTTTGTGGAGCGCGGTTGTATTCCCCTCGGCCGCCTTCGCGACCATCGTCGCGGCCTGATTGAGATCGATCCCGAGGCCCGACGCGAGGTTCGTCGTCGCGACCAACGCGCGTTCCATATCCTTAGGCATCACGCCGCCGATTTGCACGAGCAACGCCTCGGCCCCCTCGATCGCGTCGTCTTGGTAGATCGTGGTTTTTTGGAGCGCGGTCGCGTACCCCTCGTACGCCGAGATGACGCTCGGCATATCGGTGCCTTGCGTGTGCAACGCGGCGAGTAATTGCGTGTTGGTTTTTTCGGCCTCGGCCGCCGCGCCGATCGAGGCGGCGACTTGATCGGTCAACGCCGACCACGCCATTTTGACGGCGGCGAGAATCGCCTCGGCCGAGACGTAGGCCTTGACCATGTCGACGACCGAGACCGAGAGCGATTTCGTTTGATCGTCGGCCTTCGCCGCGGCGTCGGCGTACGCTTGCAGTTTTTCGGGAACGTCGATCCCCATTGCGCGCATCTTCTCGGCGGCCTGTGCGGCCTGCGCGCCGACCTTCGCGAGCTCGTCGGCCGTGAGGGCCGACGCGCCGCCGATCCGCTCGACGGCCTCGACGGCCATCGTCGCGTTCTGAATCATCGCCTGTCCCGAGTACGCCTTTTCCATGCGCCCGAGCGAGGCGGCGACCTTCTCGGCGTCGCCCTCGAACGAGATCAATTTCGTCGTCGCGCCGTCGACGGCGGCCGAGAACGACGAGAAGTCGGCGACGAATTGCGCGGAAAGGGCCATTACGTTTCGTACTCGGGCGTCTCGATCACGTCGTCGGGTTTCGCGGTCAGCAATTCCACAAGGATCACGTAGTCGTCAGGGTCAAGATCTCGGACCCACTCGACGCGCCATCCGCAACGGACGGCGATCGAGAGGTCGGCGGCGCGGGCGTCGCGCCAGTGAGGGTTTTTTTTTCGTTGGCGCGGGCGGCGTCGCCCGCCGCGATATGCGCCTCGATCGCTTCCTTGATCTCGGTGAACGACGCCGGGTCGAGGTTGTTCAAGACGGCCGTGAGTTCGTCGATCGACAACCCGCGGATCTTCACGGCGTCGGGGTCGGGCACGCGGCGCGGAATCTCGCCGTACCCGACGCCGATCGTCTCGCCGTCGTCTTTCAGAATCGACCAGTCGACGAGGTACGCCGTCACGAGCGCGATCCCGGTCTCCATGAAATTGAGCGCGGCGAGGCCGGTCGGCGTCGTCGTGTAGGCGCGCCCGAGTTGCGCGCGTTGCTCGCCCGCGGTCAATCGCTTTTTAACGATCAACGTATCGCCGCCCGACAACGTCAGGACGGCGGTTTCGGGGCGCACAAACCGGATCGACATAGGGAACCTTTCAGTAGAGCGGGGGCCCGAGGGTCGCGATCATTTGGCGATCGCCGATCTGGATCGAGGCCTCGACGAGCGGCCAGCACCACAACCCCGCGCGCCCCTCACGTTTCGCCGAGAACAAGAGCGGCCGTTGTCGTAAGCAAAACGGATCGCGCGTGACGATCGCGGCCGAGAGTCGCCACGCGCCGTCGTGTGTGGCGTCGGGTTGATGCCACGCGATCGACCATGCGCCGAGCGTCGCGGCGTCGTGGTACCCGTAGACGATCGACGCCGCGTCGCCGCGCAACCGCACGCGTTGAAAGACGCCCGTATCGCCCCCCGCTTATGGTGCCGAGGGCGGCGGCGTCCACGCGGCCGCGGCCTTGAACGTGCTCGACACTTTCGGCGCGCCTTTCACGGTGCAATCGATATCGGCGTCGAGGTACGCCAACCCCTTCCAGAGCACGAGCGGTTCCGTGTTGTTCGGCATGAGTTCCAACATGCCGGGCGTCGGCGAGTCGACCGCGTCGAAGATCTCCGTGTTCGCCGAATCCCAAAATCCAACGAGATTGCCGGACACGTCTTTCAGGCCCGGCACGTACACGAGGTTGGGATCTTGAAAACACGTCACGTCCTCGTAATTGGTTTTCTGCGAGAGTTTCCACCCGTTGAGCGCGATCAACGGCGCGGTCGTCGCGCCCCCCGTCGGATCCCAACTCACCAACCCGTACCGCCCGGTTTTGATCGACATACGTTTCCCCTTTTCAATTCGTGCCGGTGATCCGATAGTTCGCGCCGCGATGGTTCCAACGGATCGACGTGTTGACGGCGTCGACCTCGACGTCGTGCAGCCATCCGCCCTCGCGCGCCGTCGAGATCTCGGCGTACCCGGTCGCCGGAACGATCGCCCGGCGCAACAACGCGTCGACGCGCGCGCACGCGGGTTTGATGTTTTTCGGCGTCACGGTCGAGAGCTCGACGACCTTTACGAGATAGAGCGCGTCCTCGAAGGCGCGCCCCTCGAACACGTCGGCGTCGACATGGTCGACGACCGAGACGATCGCGAACCGCGTCAACCCGGGCGGGGCCTCGGCGAAGTACACGCCGTCCGGGATCAACCCGTGCAACGTCGCATCGTTTTGCAACAACGTCACGATCGCCGCGTCGAGGTCGGACGTATCAGCCATCGATCGACCCCGAGACGACGAGGCCGTTTCGGACGAGCATCGTCACGAGTTGCTCGTACATCAGGCGGCGCGCCTTGATCGAGTTCCGTACGAACGTGTGCGGCGCGGGTTGTCGCCCCCACATCGCGCCCGTGTCGTGTCGCACGCCCGAGGCCGTGAAGTAGTGCCGGGCCTCGGTGCCGTTGTCCCACCAAAACGCGACCTTTGACGTATTTTTGAGCGTGACGCCCGCGGCGAACGGGCCGCCCGTGTCGCGCTTCACGATCGAGAGCGACTCGCGCAACGTCCCGGGCGGGTACTCGCGGCGAATGTCGGCCTCGGCCCCGTTCGCCGCGCCGACGACGATGTTCGACGCCTCGGCGGTCAAGTCTGCTGGCAACGATCGCAATTGCGCGATCAAGTCGTCGAGGCCGTCGATCGTGACCGAGGCCATTACGCGACGACCTCGACGGCGACGATCACGAGGTCGATATTCCGCTCGGCGGGGTTCTGCCGACTGACGACGTCGAGCGCGCGGCCGTTGAACGTGATCCGCGTTTTGGTCGTGACCCCCGCGTGATACGGCATGGTGATGATGTACGCGGCCTGCGAGATCGTCGTGCCCGACGCGATCCGTTCAATGTCGCGCGCCGACGCCGGGTCGATCGAGGCGTACGCGAACGCCGGATCGAGGTCGGCCCATCCGTCCGTATATCCGCCGTCGCCGTCGGGTACGGGCGTGCCGGGATCCTGCAACGTGATCCGATGGATCCGTCGGCCCGCAGGTACCCGATCGATCGAGGGCGTGAGGTTGCTCACGCGAGCGCCGGATCCCTCAACCGGCGCAGCAAGTTTGTGATGGTCGGGTGAAGGTCGCCCGGCGTCGTCGCCGCGCTCGCGTTCGCGAGGTCGTCGCCGCGGTACCGCCAGAGCTCGCCGAGTTGCAGCAACACGGCGGCGTCAACGATCGGCGAGTCGACCGGCGCGGTCGTCGCCTTTAGATAGTCCTGAATGATCGCTTGCGCCTGTACGAGTTTCGTCGCGAGGTCGGCGTCGGCCGCGGGGTCGGTTCCGGGCACGAGGTAGAGGTGCTGTTGCGCCTGCGCGAGGGTCACGGCCATCAGTGACGCGCTCCGATCGCGCTCGTCGCGTCGCGGCCGTCGCGCCCGCGTTTCACTTTCAACGTCCACGCGGCCGACCCGTCGCCGGGTTTCGCGGTCGTCGTCGTGTTGGCGTGCCACTCGGATCCGCCGTGCGTCACGCAGTCGCCGCGCTCGTACGTCTTGGTCGCGTTCCACACGTCGCGATAGATCTCGCAGGGGAACACGACGACGCCGAGATCTTTCACGCGGTCGCCGTCGACGGCGCGCACGGTGATCCGTCGTTCGCCGTCGTGCAGAATTTCGAGGTTGCCGAACCCGAGGCCGTCGAGGCCCGCGACGCCGGGGGCCCCGTCGAGACCATTCGCCCCGTCGCGGCCGTCGCGGCCGTCGCGGGGGGTTGGGAGGGCCTCAAGACTCGCGAGGCGCACGACGAGCGGGGCGACGAGCTCGGCGACCTTGCGGGCGACGTAGTCGCGCACGGTGCCCGCGAGCGCGCGCGTTTCCTCGGGCGTCACGCGGCGCGCTCCAATTCGGCCGCGAACAACGCGACGTCGAACGCGTTCGTCGTCGTGTCATCAGGCGGCGGCGGCGTCGTGTCGCCGGGGGCCGCGGGCGGCGGCGTCGCCGGTTTACTGAATGGGTCGTTCGCGTCGCGCTCGGCAAGGGCCTTGAGCGAAAACATTTGCTGCTGCATGTACGGCGTATCGCCGCCCGCCACGGGCCCGAGGCCGTAGTAGCGTTTGCGCGCCTCGTCGGGTGACATCCCGCCCGTTGAAATGGCGTCGCCCGCGGCCTTGGTTTTCGTCGCCGTATCCATCCAAATGAGATCGTCGATATCGAACTCGGTCCCGTACTGCGTGCCGTTGATCGGCGCGAGCAACCCCATTCCTGAATCGAGCGACTTTTCGAGGTTGGTCAACAACGATTGAAGGCACTGCGCGTAGTACTGCTGAAAGACGGGTTCCACGTTGGCGTACGGCGGGGCCGGGCCGACGTTCACCATGTACGGCGGAACGTGGTAACACGAGCACACGTTTTCGGCCGTCCATTTGAGTTGCTCGATCAATTGCGCGTCGGCGGCCTTGACCGTCATCGCCTCGTAGTGCAACCCGTCGCCGACCACCGCGACTTTTCCCGCGTTGTCGCCGGTAAAGTTCGTGTCCCAATACGCTTTGAGGCGCGCCGCCGTCTCGTCGCCGATCGCGCCGGGGGCCGTGAGCACGCCGCCCGGTTGACTGCCCGCGCCGAAAAACTTCGTCGACGTCGTTTGGATCTGTAGGCCTTGCGTCGCCGCGAGGCCGCACGCATAGATCGGCGTCACGCCGACAAGCGGGTGAAAGAGGCAGACCATCGGGTCGTGAATGATTTCGCTCGCGGGCACGGCGGGCAGGCCGAACGGCGTCTCTGAGAGGTAATCCGACCCGAGGTTGTAGTACACGGCCCCGTCGGGCGCGATCAACGGCATCACGCGCATGGGGTTCAACACGTACATCGCGACCACGACGCCGCGGGCGTCGCGTTCCTTCAGAACGTACGCGTTGCCGTTGATCAATTTGCTGACGATCCATTGCTCGACGAATTTATTGATCGTCTGGTAGCGGTTCGGTTTGCGGAGGACGGGCGAGAAGGCGGGGTTGTCGATTTCTTCCCAAATGCCGTCGTCGTTTTTCGCGACGAGGCGCAGGGTCAATTTCCCAATGTCGGCCGCGATCAACGTGATGCACGCGTACACGGCGAAGTACGCGAGCACGCTATCGAGGGTCACGTCGACGTTTTGTTGCCACGCGCCCGAGAACGACTCGCGCACGACGGGCCACCATCCGCCCCCGACGCCGGTCGTCGGCGGCGATTGCGTCGAGGCAACCCCGCGCGTGATGTTGAACCCGAAAACCTTCACGGGGCCGCGGGGGGTTCGTAGTGGACGAATCCGATCGCGATCAATGTCTCGAACAACTCGGGGTCGTTCAACATGTACTCGTCGCCCTCGGCGTACTCGTTCGCGTTATAGACGGTGTGATACACGAGCGCGCACACGGTCGCCGGAATCGGAATCACGCGCCCGTTGACGATCATTTGCGTCGCGTCCATGTGTTACGCCTTTCGGTGTTTCGCGGTCGCGTGTGGGGGCGCAGGCGGATCGGGCGCAGGCGGCGCGGCCTGCGCGAGCGGCGCAGGCGCGGCCGCGGTCACGCCGCTATCGTCACGGCGCGCCATGCCGTTGCCGATGATCGTCTCGGCGACCGAGAGCGACGACCCGTCGAGGGTGAGATCGTCGGCGACCTCGTAGTGATCGCCGACGTGGTACGTCTGCCCGTCGTACGTGTGCGACACCAAGACGAGCATTCGCATGATTTACCCCGCGTACGTCTGGACGGTGTAGGCCACGCAACCCGTACGCGCCTTTTTCCAGTTAATGAACCGCTCCGCGCGCAACCCCACGAGGTTGTTTTGCCAGAGCGAGGTGAGCACGGTTGTGGCGAGCGCGGGATTGTCGGGCGCGGAATCCATCTGTACGGACGCCTCGCGCGACACGTCGATCGTCACGCCGCCGTCGTCGGCGTAGAGCACGCACGGCGGCGCGACCATGACGATATTCGCGCCCGCCGTCTGTGACGTGATCACTTTCACGCCGAGCGGGCCGGTTCCGCCCGTCAATGACAGGCCCGGGAACAACGGTTGCCCGAGGGGGTTGAGCGCGGCCGAGAGCGCGAGCGCGTTCGCCTCACTCATGATCAACACGGCCCCCGCGATCGGAATGTTCGCGGCCGTGAGGGCGTTGAGCATGGCGATCACGTCGGTGCGCGCGTTGGCGGGCGTCGTGCCCGCCGAGGTGATCGGCGTCACGCCGTTGGTGAGACTGCCCGGCGAGACGCCCGCGACGGCGGCGACCGTCGGATCGATCAATTGCAAATCGAGGAATTGCGCGATCCCGTTGATCATGTCTTTCTGAATGATCGCCTCGGCCGACGGCGACGAGTTGCGCGCCAATTCCTCAGTGATGACGATGATCCCGGCGCACTTCGTGATCGTGATCGTGACGGTGCCGAACTGTAATTTCGTGACGGGTTTCGGCGCGCCTTGTCCGACCCACCCGTAGGTACCGCCCCCGGTTTGCGCGGGTACCGACACGTTGAACGGCACGCGGAGGAACCCGTCGATCTTGCCGAGGATCGTCGCGGGGCGCAGCAATTCGAGGAACTCGGTTGCAAGGGGCTGGATCGGCGCGAGAGGGCCCGCCCACGTCGCATCGTTCGACGTGCCCGGCGCAACGGCGGCGTTCAACACGAGCTCGACCTCGGGCGTCGTGTCTTTCCATTGCTTCGCAAATTCGCGCGCGCGCATCGTGTCGCCGCGGCCGTACGCGATCGCCTGACAGTAGCGGGTAAACGCCGTGCCTTTCGGGAGTTGCGATTTCACTTGGATCACGGGTGCGGCGACGCGCGCGGCGGCGGCCGCGACGATCGCGACGGGCGCGACGGCGGTCGCGGCGGCCGCGTTGCTCGCCTCTTGGTCGCGCAGGCGCACGAGGTGCGCGTCGATCGATTTCACTTCCAACGCGAGGCCGTCGTATTCCTCGGTTTGTTTGTCGTCGAGGGTCACACTCGCCGCGGCGGCGGCGGTCATGAGCTCGGTCATGCGCGCGGCCTTAGTCGTGCGCGTGTTCGTAAATTGCGTGATCTGTTCCGCGATGGTCATGGGACTACCGGCCCGGACGACGGGCAACACATCCGCGACGCCGGATCGGTTAAGGCCTGACGCGGCCGACGTATCGAAGGATTGGATCGTGAGGATGGTCGCCTCGACGTTCGCCGGAATCGTCACGAGCGAGAGCTCGACGATCTCACTTTTCGTGAACCGCAACCCGCCCTCTTTGATGGGTTCGACGCCGTTTTTCAGCGGGCGCACGCCGATCGAGACGGCGCGCATGATCCCGGCCTTGATCGACTGCCACGCCTCGTCGACGCGGTCGCGCAGGGGCCCGGGATCGACGACGCGCGGGATCGACGCCTCGAACGGCACGCCCGCGGCCGTCGGCGCGCCGAGTGTGGCGACGCCGATCGGGCGTTCGTTGTCGTGATGAAAGAGCAACGGGATCGGGTTGCGGAACGTGAACCCCGCGGGTTCAAACACGTTGCCGCGCCGGTCGGGCGTCGGCGTCGACGCGATCCCGGAGAACGTACGCGCGTCGTCGTTGAAGGCCGCGACGTGCAACACGGCGTACGCCCGATCAAACATGGGCCTTTACTCAAACACGAGACGTTGTTGCGCGATCTCGACGTCGATCAACCGTGCGGGGTCGCGATGCTGTTCGTTGCTCAGGCGCGCGTCCTCTTGTTCGTCTAACCAATCGGCGTGCGGTTTCCCGCCCTTACTCGAATTGCACGATCCGCAGGCGAGGCCGATGTTCCGCGCGTGCTCGCGCGCCCAATCGCGATCGCGGCGCGGCGGTTCGCGGTGTTCGATCTGAATATCGCGCTCGTTGACGAACGCGTGCCCGCAGTTGAGGCACAACCCCTCGGGCGTCATCATCGCGCGCATGATCGGCACGAGCGCGCGCCAATTCATGTTCGTCCAGAAAAAATCTTTCGCGACGCCGTACAGGTGCGCGCGGGCCTCGGCCCGGCGTTGGATGATCGCGAGGGGCCGGTCGGCGTTCGTTTCCTCGTTGCGTTCGATTTGCTCGCACGCCTTACAAAGGCGATTGAACCATCGCGAACTACACACGGTACCGTGTGTAGTGACTACGCGACTCCGAAACCGCGAATGGTGCAACCACTTGTTGCACTTCGGGCACAACCGCTCGCACGGTCGTTGCGACATGACTCGACAGCATGCGGGCGGCCGCGGGGGCGCGTCTATTTTTTAGTAGAAAAAGGCGCGTTGGCGGCGCGGATCGTTTGGCGCAACCAGTCGCCGACCGTCAACCGCTCGCGCCGGGCGGCCTCGACGGTCGCGCGATAGTCGCGCGCCGGGACGGTCACAGTAACCGTGATCGACTCGTCGCTCGGGTCGACCCGCGGGCGGCCGCGCGGTTTCGGGGGCGTCGTCATGGTTGGGGCCCCTTGAGGACGAACATTTGATACGACGGCGGCGCGGTCGCGGGTTGGCGGATCCAGACGCCGAGGGCCATGTCGAGCGCGACTTGCCCGTCGATTTTGTCGGCGGCCTTTTCCTTGTCGGGCCGGGCGTCGCCGCGCAACCCGTGCCGGATGACGTAGTTCGCCGCCATCCAATCGAGGATCGGGTTCGACCCGTGACAGAGCGACCCCGCGGCGACGAGCTCGCCCTTACGCCGGATCGCCTCGTTGAGTTGAAACCCTTGCGGCTGATCGAGCATTTCGATCCCGAGGCCGACGAGGTGTTGCGCCATTTGCTCGGCGAACCGTTTGTCGTACGCGACTGACCGGATCCCGTCGTGGGCACAATCGGCCGCGATCGCCGCCTCGACGCGGTCGTAATCGGTCGTCGGCCCCTCAGTGATGGTCAACCAACCCGCCCGCCGCCACTCGGCGTAATTCCTGTGCGGATATTTTTCGAGCGCGGCCTCGGGAATCCAGAATCGACACTTGACCACGACGCGGCCGTCGTCGAGCGTCCAGATCCGAACCCATGCCGTGAAGTCGTCCGACTGCCCGAGGTCGAGGCCGCCAAAGCACGGCACGCCCGCGAGCTCGTTGTCGGGGGGCGGGGCCGCGCACGCGCGCCAGAGCAGCATGTCGATCGCGCGCGTGTGTTGCGCCGTCCACACGCAAAAATTGAGACGGAGAACCGTGTTCGTCTCGCCCGGGATATTGCGCGCCGCCGACACTTGGTCGAGCAAGTACTCGCGTTGAATCGAGATCCCGAGGTTCGGGTTCGCCTTGGGCCAACACGTTTCATCGGCGAGCGGGTCGTCGCCCTCGTCGAGGCCGCACACGTACGCGAACCATCGGTCGTCGACGACGCTTTGTTCGAGGATGTGCCGCGAGTGCTCGTGATGCTGAAAACAAATCGACGTGCGATCGGATCCGCTGTTGGTGATCTCGGGGAACATGGCGTCGAGGTTCCCTTTCGCGCCCGCGCGGATCTTGTTGACCGTGTCGCCGTTCGGGTGTTCGTGCAACTCGTCGATCAATCCCATATGGGGCCGCGTGCCCGATTTCGAGGATTGCTCGCGCGAGAACGGCCGAAAAAACCCGAGGCCGTACGCCATGTTATGCACTTGCTGGACGCCCGCTTGCTGAATGCGTTTGGCGAGGGCGGGCGACGCGTCGACCATCCGCACGGCGTCGCGGTACATCACCATCGCTTGATCGCGGTCGGCGGCCGCGGCGTAGATCTGCGGGGCGATCTGCCCGTCCATCGTCAACCCGTAGAGGCCGATCGCGGCGAGCATCGGCGTTTTCCCGTTGCCCTTGCCGATCTCGATATACGCGTTGCGGATCCGTCGGTGCCCGCTCGCGAGGATCCACCCGAACAACGATCCGACAATGAAGGTCTGCCACGGTTCGAGGCGAAACGGGCGCGGCCGCCCGTCGGCGTCGGCCGTGTCCGGGAGTCGAACCCACTTCTCGATAAAGTCGATGATGTGATCGGCGGCCGCGGCGACGAACCGAAACCCGAGGCGCGCGCCGTCGCGCCGGTCGCGCTCGTGACGCTCGCACGCCAACGCGACCAACGGGCCGACCACGATCCGCCCCTTGAGGACGTCGCGCGCGTACGCGTCGACGCGGTGCATATCATTTGCTCACGAGGCGCGGGCGTGCGGATTGGAGCGCGGCGAACTCGTCGTCGATCGCAGGCGTGCCGACCGCCGACACACGCGACCGACTCGACGGCGTGATCCCGAGCTCGGTCGCCGCCTTCGTGAAGATCCCCGCGGCCTTGTTCGCCATACCGAGAATGGCGTTCGGCACGAGGTACCCGGTCGACGTGCGCGTCGTCAACGGCAATAACGCGGCCTCGCGTTCGAGCGCGATCCATTGCGCCCACTTCACGCAATACAGGATCAACGTCGCTCGGTCGACGGTCGTCACATGCCCGCGCGACCCGAGGGCCCGCGCCACGCGGTTCCACTCGGCCCGCGCGACCGGGTCGACGAGCTCGTCGGGGCAACGCGGATCGAGCGGGTCGTGTTTCGGTTCGTGCTCGTTGACCGGGCGGCGGCCCGGGTTGCCTCGCCCGAGTTTGAGCTCGGTCGGTGTCGGTTTGCGACCTCTCATAAATGCCTCGTAATCCCCTCGTCTCGTTTCGGCGATCTTGCGTAAAAGGG